CCAGGACATGGTGCAGAGAAGAAAGGTTCAGCAGAAACAGCTGACAAGAACAAGCAAAGCCTTTTCCGTGGTCGTAGATAATAGGACAAGATAGTGAGAGCTACACTTAGCGAACATTTGAGTTTTGACCAGGCGCAGATTGTTCTGGAGCGAGACGAGAGCAGCGATGGTAAGAAGTCGCTGCACTTAAACGGGATTTGCATCCAAGGTGATATCCGTAATGCGAATCAGCGTATATATTCTTCTCGTGAAATTGATAGGGCTGTCAAAACGCTCAACGAACAGATCTCTGGCGGATACTCCGTGTTAGGTGAAGTTGATCACCCTCAGGATTTAAAAATCAATCTAGATCGTGTTAGTCATATGATTACCAAGATGTGGATGGATGGTCCTAACGGCTACGGAAAACTTAAAATCCTCCCCACTCCCATGGGTCAATTAGTACACACCATGTTGGATTCGGGAGTCAAGTTGGGTGTATCCAGCAGAGGCAGTGGCGAAGTAGACAGCGACGGAAGTGTGCAGGGATTCGAAATCATCACAGTCGATGTAGTAGCACAACCTTCTGCTCCGGGAGCATACCCAACCCCAGTATATGAACACTTGATGAACAACACAGGTGGCTATAAGGCATATCAAATAGCTCAAGAAATCAAAGGCGACGCACAGGCACAGAAGTACCTAGCCGAGAGTCTGAAACGAATAATTTCAGGCCTCAAATAACGTAGGAGAATCACATGCTAGACATCGTAAAACAACTGTTTGAGAACAATGTGATTTCCGAAGAAACAAAATCGGAAATTGAATCCGCTTGGGAAACAAGAATTCAAGAAAACCGTGAACAAGTCACTACTGCATTACGTGAAGAGTTCGCAGAAAAGTACGAGCATGATAAGTCTGCGATGGTTGAAGCCGTTGAAGCAATGCTAGCTGATCGCCTACAGGCAGAGCTAGGAGAGCTGGCCGAAGATCGCCAAGGACTGATCGAAGCACGTGCCAAGTATGCTAAGAAAATGAAGCAAGATTCTAAAACAATGGAATCATTCGTGCTGCAAAATCTTAAGAGAGAAATTTCTGAACTGCATGAAGATCGTCAATCAGTGGCAGGCAATGTAGCTAAATTAGAATCTTTCATCGTGGATGCATTAGTGAAAGAAATCGCAGAATTCCACACAGACAAGAAAGACCTAGCTGAAACCAAAGTACGTTTGGTCCGCGAAAGCAAAGCTAAGTTTGAAGCTGTCAAGAAAGAATTCATCGCTCGTTCGGCTAAGATCGTACAGGAAACAGTCGCAAAAGGACTGACTTCTGAGATGACCCAGCTGAAAGAAGATATCGAAGCTGCTCGCAAAAATGACTTTGGTCGTAGGATTTTCGAAAGTTTTGCCAGCGAATACGCAACCAGCCACCTCAATGAGAAATCAGAGACAGCCAAACTTCTAAAAGTCGTGAGACAGAAAGAAGCGGAGCTAGAAGAGGCAGCTAAGATCGTTGCTGATAAAGAAGTAGTAGTCGAACAGAAAGAAAGACAGCTAAAACAGATCCAAGAAAACAACCGTCGCAAGGATGTTATGGGTGAATTACTGGGTCCGTTGAGTGGCGACAAAAAAGCAGTCATGAAAGAACTGTTAGAATCTGTTCAGACTGACAAATTACATAGTGCATTTGACAAGTACCTGCCATCAGTGATGAACGGCGGAGCACCTGCAAAGAAAGCATTGACAGAGGCGAAAGAAATCACAGGCGATAAACAGGCACAATCAATCAGTGGAGAAGAAAAAACCGCTGAGATATTTGACATCCGCAGGCTTGCGGGACTAAAAGTTTAAGGAGAACTATAATGTCACAACTACTCGAGTCACGCTGGTCGGAAACCAAAGACGCCCTTTTAGAAGGCCTCCAAGGTAACAAGCGTACAGTTATGGCAACTACTCTGGAGAATACCCGCAAGTATCTTGCAGAGAGTGCTACCGCTGGTGCTACATCCGCCGGTAACGTTGCAACCCTAAATCGTGTGATCCTTCCAGTGATCAGACGTGTGATGCCTACGGTCATCGCTAATGAACTAGTTGGCGTACAGCCAATGACTGGACCAGTGGGTCAGATCCACACTCTGCGTGTGCGTTATTCTGACAACTTCACATCTAGTGCATCACCAGCGCCTTTGGGAACTGATGTCACAGCAGGTGAAGAGGCACTGAGCCCATTCAAGATCGCCCAGGGCTATTCTGGTTCCGCAAGCACTGACAAAGCAGCTTCAACAGCCGCTCTTGAAGGTGTTGCTGGTAACAAGATGAGCATCCAGATCTTAAAGCAAACAGTAGAAGCCAAGACCAGAAAGCTATCCGCTCGCTGGACATTTGAAGCTGCTCAAGATGCACAGGCCCAACAAGGCATTGACATCGAAGCAGAAATCATGGCTGCTCTTGCTCAAGAGATCACTGCTGAGATCGATCAAGAAGTAATCAACTCTCTGAGCTCTCTAGCTGGCACAGCTGCCTTGACCTATGACCAAGCTGCTGTTTCTGGTACTGCTACATTCGTTGGTGACGAACAC